GTATCTGGGTTATATTTTAATATTGTCCTTGCCATAATAATAATACCCACCCCCTCCGAAGAGGGGATAAGTATATAGTTTGATTACTCAGCAGTATTAGCTGATGAATTAGCAGCAGCAATTCCTGCAATATCTCCTGAAACAGAAGATGGAATAATTAACCACTGATTTGCATCAGTTCCAACAATCTCTACATAGTCACCAGCATTATAGTTGGTGTCAAATGTAATTTGATTGTGCGAGCTTCCATTAAAAGCAACTTCAGCCTCAGTTCCTGTTTCCATGTCTCTAATAACTCCTAAAAAGTCATCATTAGTTCCACTTGTAACAGCTTTAGCGTCCCAGTCAACAGCCTGAGAACCGTCTGCTTTCATAAAAAATCGGTAATGTAATCCAGCCGCACAAGCAGGTAGACTAATTACTAATTTTGCGCCAGTAGCTGCAGTATCTACGATAAACAGCGTACCAGATTGAACATCTTCAATAGTTTCGGCAGCTGCACTTAATGTAGCTACTTTATAAAATTGACCGTTCAAACATTTTAAAACGTCATCGCTATCTGCGGAACGTTTTACGTCAAATACATCTTTCATTTTTTAATAATTTTTAAAGTTAACACTTAGTTTCCTATTTTTAAATGATTAGAGGGGGGTTAACTTTCCCCCTCGTCACATTGATTTATTATTCGTCAAATCTTAGAGTAGATATTGCTTCTAAATTTGGGTGAATATATTTACCCTCAATTTGGTCTCCAATATTTACAAAAGAATTTCCAGTGTGTCTTTGAGCATTTACAATAGCTTTCATTACTTCTAATGATTTACCAGTTGTAATTGTTAAAATTGCACTTCCTTCTGCACCATTGTCACCTACGAATTGAATTTTTAAAGCTGTAGCGCCAGTTAAGTGCATAGAGCGTATTCTATCGTAAGGAACACATATAATTGCATCATTAGCATCAGCTAAATGTCTTGCAAATAAAAAATTTTTCATAATTATAATTTTTAAATATTTATACTCTATTAAGCACTAACAACAGCTACATCTGTAATATTGCTATTACAATGTTTACCAGTTACTTTATCAGCAATGCTTATAAACAAAGCTCTACTTGAACGACCAGCAGCTATTATAGATTTGATTACTTCTTCTGACTTACCTTCTGTTATACTCAATTCAATCTCAGCATCTCCTGAACCGCCTTCTAAAGGGTCTATTGTTATATTTAACAAGGCAGCGCCTGTCATATGAAAAGAACGAACGTTATCAACAGGAAATGCTATTGTTTCGTTTTCGTCTCTTCGTACATAAAAAAATTTTGTTGCCATTTTATTTTATTTTTAAAAGTTAAGATGGGGGAGGGGACAAAATAAATTATCCCCTGCGCCATCAATTAAATTTACGAATTAGATAATATACCACAAGATAATGGATTTCTAAGAATAATACCAGATTCAGAAAGAATTTGACATTCAAAGAAGTCATCACCGTTAGCAGCCATCATCGAATTATAGTCATAAGGGTTAACCATACCAGGTACATATTTCTTAACAAAACTTCTGTTAAAACCTTCAGCACCTTTAGCAATTAACTCTACATTACTAACACCATTTTGAATTCCCATATCAATAAATACCATTTTACCTGATTCATTTGAAGTATCAAATGTAGATGAAATAGAATTATGTAAGTTCGGGTCATCAAATACTGGGCAGTAAGATAGAATCATCTTATTACCTAAAACATTGTACTCTTGGAAGTTTGCACCTAACGATACATCACCTCCTCCTTTACCAGCGAATACTGGAGTACCAGAACCTAGAGTAACTAATAAGTCTTTCATAGCTCTGTGGAAGTCAATTCTTCCTTGTGTACCAGTAAATACTGTAAATACATTTCCTTCTGCATTTAATGCATTTTTAGAAAGTGTACCAATAAAGTTTACAATATCTTCTTCAGTTAACGCGCCAGGTGTGTATGTAGCTTGATTAGCTCCATCAATTTGTGCTAATAAACCATCACCCATGATTGGCACACCAGAAACAAATTCTCCTGTGTCTAATCCTGTATCTCCAGGGTAGCTTGCAGAAGTCATGTTACTTGATTTTTTACCATACCATCTTTGTAGTTCTAGCTCATACATAAACTGGTCAGTCATTTGTTGCTCTTTTGTGAAATACCATAATCTGTGTCCATTAGACTCAATCCAAGTAACATCAGTTAAGTCAGTTCCCATAATTTTTGTTTTTTTACGAGATAGAGTTAACCAGTTCTTGTAAGTATCTGGGTAAGCGTAGTTTTGTCCTACCTCAGCTCCTAATGAACCTTGATTAAATGCATTACCAATACAACCTATAACATCACCATCAGCTGTAGTTTCGTTAATTGCGTCTATAGCTCGGAATGTTACCACATTAGAAGCAGCACCTGCAGTACCAGCATCTGTTACGATTGCTGTGTTACCAGAAGGCATTCTAACTACATCGTTTACATTTAAATTATTACCATAAGTACCATTAGCAGTATCATGTGTAAAAGTTAATGTAAATGTACTACCTGCAGATACAGCGCCTGTAGCTCCTCCTGTAGATGTGTGAATTGTACATGGTTTTCTGTATCGACCCATCATCTTCCATTCGAAAGCGTAATCGCCGATAACTTTTTCTGCAGCATTTCTACCTGCAGCTTCTAACAAATATGTTAGAGAGAAACGTGGATATTGAGAGATAATTTTCTTACCTATCTCTGGGTATTTTAGTAAGTTGGTTACCAACGCCGTTTCATCCGTTGTGTCCTTTCCATACGTACCCGTATAAACTTTTGCCATTTTTAAATAATTTTAAATTGTTATAAATAAATTAATACACAATAACAAATAAAATAGCGTTGCCTTCTTATTTATTACTTCATAAACTCAACAGGGTCAAAACCACTTTTTTGTTTGGTATCAACATGTTGAGACTTTCGTCCTAGGTTTGGATTAGTAATTTTATTAATTACTGCGGCTTTACCCTTTTCCATTCCTTGGCCACGTAACATCTTGAAGATTTTGTCTTTATATTTCCATAAGAACGCAGCATCCGCAACATTGGCATGAGTACTGTATAATTCCTCAGAAAATTCTCCTGATGTTATATAGTTATAAAGGTCTTTCTTTTCAGTATTTTTAATTTTACCTCCAAAAAAGTCCTCTTTGTCTTTTATATATTTTTGCAAAGCTCTTCTGCTATTTAGATTTTCTTTTTCTTTTGTCGCAACTCTTTCTTTCTCTATCTTTCTTAATCTATCTCTTTCATTAGCAATATAGTTTTGCAAATTTTTTCTTAATACAACAGCTTCCCTTTTTAAAAGACCAGAATCCTGCATTCTATCTACAGTATCTTTTATTTCTTCTTTTTCCATTCCTGATGCCTCAAGGTCAGCTTCAATAAGTTTTCGGTCACCCATTTTTAAAAAATCCTGTAATTGTGTAACAGTATCGCTTACAGGGGCTGGGTTATCTAGCATTTGTTTTACTGCAGTTTTAAAACTTTCTTCATCTTTAGCTTTAACACCTATTTCGTTAGCTAGAGTTTCCCAATCATATGGTGCCTCTTTTTCTTCTGTTTTGTCAGACTCTTCTTCTTTTGTTTCAGGTTTAGCGTCCCAATCTTCTTCTTCTTCTTCTACGCTTTCTTCCTTAGCATCTGTTTCTATAGAATCCCAAGTAAAATCATCCTCATCTGACTCCTCTTCTTCTTCTGCGCTTTTACTTTCTACCACTTCTTCTTTTTGTTCTTCTACAGTTTCTTCTTTTGCTTCAGAAGAATCTTCCGACATAAATGCTTTAGGGTCAAACCCAGCACTTTCATTGTTTTCTGTTGTTTCTTCAACTTGTTGCTCAACCTTTTCTATTAGGTCTTCGCCTGTTTTGTTTTCACTCATAATTATAATTTTTGCTCTTTACTTTGTTACAAAGATAGTTAATATTTTTTACTTGTTTTTTGCGCGTCTGTCTTTGTCAGACTTTTCTTTATCATGCTTTAATTTTATCTTTTCTTGTTTCTCCTTATAGTCAGCTTGAATAGCTTCTTTATCAAAGCCTGCTCTTATCTTATCATCTGCTATATCAGCTTCTAAATCTGCTTGTATATTAGCAACAGCAACTTTACCTTCATTTAATTTTTCAGCAGTTTTTACCTTGCCGTCTACATCTAATTTCTTTAAATTAGTTTCATGCTCACGTTGTGCTTGAGATTCTTGCGCGGCAGCTTGTTGTGCTTGCATTTGTGCCTCTTGTGCAGCTTGTTGTTGTTTTTGCATTTCTTGTAATCCGTTTTCTAATATGTGTTCTGCTTCAGTTAATGTATCAGATTTTAAAACTTTAATAACATCTAATAGCCCTATACTTCCACTTTGTAAAGCAGATTGTGCCATTTGTGTTATAGCTTGTTTTATTGCATCTTCTTTGCCTCCTTCGGTAACAAATATACCATAGTCATTTAATGCAACGTCAGGTAAAACTTTTAACATTTTAAAACCACCATCTCCTAATATATATCCAGCTTTTTTACCTTCAGCCCAACAAACTTTCATTAAATTACAAACTTGTTCTATAACTCTTTTTTTAACTTCCGAATGTTGATAAAACCAACTTTCTGTTACTAAGTTAGATTGTGTTACAGTTCTTTGAACATTACCAACTGCTTCATATTGAGAAACAGCTCCTTCTCTTTGGGGAGATATACCGCAAACTTGACCTGCAGTTTGCTCCAACATTAATTTTAAGTTCATTAACTGTTGCACAGAATTTGACAATGTAAAATCTACTTGTTGAAATTGGTTAAATCTTGCGGTATCTACTCCACCCTCATCCCTAGAATTAATAGGAATAATTCCGTCATTTTTAATATGGTACAATACAGTTTGCATGTCCATACCTATATTTGACGGCATTTGTGAAACATCGTAAACAACAGCTTTTCCTCCAGCTCTAGATAATGTTAACTCTATGTGGTACATAACCACATTGTATAACATTTGAATATGTTTAAGAACGTCCACTAAACTTGTAACACGACCTGAAGATAAATTATGCACACAACCCACATAAGATAATGAAGCTGGTCCTGCATCATCTACAGACCTTACTTGATTTGGTCTGCGTCTACAATTAACCATTATTTGACCACCTATTTTAGTAGCCTCCCAAATATCATCTACATATTTAGTTTCTACCTTTTCTCCCTTTCTTGGTTTATAAGTATCTTTTACTATTTTTCTAAATGGATTAGTAGGGTCATATTTATTAGGAGATATTTTTACTTTAATAGCTCGTATAGATTTCCATTCTCCGTGTATAAGTCTAACCTTTACGCCAGTAGAACTATCGTATTGTATCCAATCTAAATTAGAATTATAATTAGACAACTCATCTCCTGTAGATATATGTCTCATTTTTTCTAACTCTATTACGTCTTCTTTAGTTAGTTCGTCACCATATTCATCTAATATTTGGTTTATTCCTAACCATCTTTGTTCTACCACCCATTGTGCGTTATCTAAATAATCACTTTCTATAGAAACATCAAAAGCAATATTTCTTGGGTCTACTTTTCTTATTGTAGGGTCTCCATTTACAACTTCTGTTTTATAAAAAACTTTACCTGTTACTAAAAGGTCTCTAAAACCATTTCTAAACAAGTCTTTCCAGCGATGTCTTTCTTTTAAATAGTTTAATCCATCTTCTACTGTTTCCTCTATAGCTTCTTTATAAGTATATCGCATAAACTCTTCTATATTGTCTGGTATTTCCATTCCCATAACATTTTCTGCTACAGGCATACCCATAGTTTGGTTTACTTCTTTTTTAACTTCTGATAAAAGAGCTTCTGCTACTAAGCCTACCTTTATATCTTGTTTTCTTTGAACTGCAGACTTATTTATAGAATTTACTTGCGTTTCTAATGGTCTACGCAATTCTTCACTAGTTAATAAATCTATTTTAGGAGCTATTATATTATAGTTAGTCATACGAGCAGGAAAAGGTGTTCCATACTGGTCTGTTACATGCTCATAGTCTTTTGGGTCAAAATGACCATGATAAGCTTGATAATTTCTAATATCTTTGTATCTATCATTAACATAAAGACTATTGTTGTGTTGAGCTATATATGGAGACATTGCGTCTAAATTTTGCTCACACCAATCCTTAGTCTTTTCTTTATCACTAAGTAGTTGTCTTGGAAAATTTGTATACGACATAACTATTCTTCTTTATAAGGAACTAATCTACCATTTTCTTTTTTATAGTAAACAAATCCCAACTTTTTATTTTGCGTTTCTTTTTCTCTTGCCTGTATTTGGTATACATCTACATTGTGTATTAAACATAAACCAAACGATATCGCTCTATCCGTGTTTCTTGTTCCATAATCAGCAAGTTCATTTAACAAGTCTATGAACCATATATCATCAACATTTGTTTTAATATAATCGTCCATGTACTGCTCCATTACAGATTTTGTTTGTTTATTCATCTGTAATCCATATCTGTTCCTAGTTAATGTACCAGGAGCATGTGCAGTTTTTGGTTTTTCTTTTAAATATCTTAAAGCTCCTTTTCTTTTAAAATAATCTATAATACCAATTTTTGTGTACTCTACAAGCATTTTTGCATTGTAGTATATTGCTAATTTTAAACATCCATCCCAAAATTCTTCTGCAGTTTTAGGTCTTTCTGTATAATCTGCTATTATATAGTCGCTTGCTACTTCTGTCGAAACAAATCTTCTATATATTAACGCACTACCTAAAGATGTAGACGCTTCTGCAGTATCTTGGTCATATGAATCTATACCACCTATATCCAAATTGTCATATTCATCATTAGGATGTTCAAGAATTAAATATGGTCCTCCTTTATCTGCCACCCATTCTACTTGTTCTATAAATCCATCTTCGTTATCAAACACCCACTCTAATCTTCCTCTTTGTATTTGATTCTTAAATTTAGTGTGTCCCATAATTCTACCTCTTTGTGCATTTATAAGAGATAAGTCAAACCTACTACCTTTAGTCTTTAAGAAAGCTTCTTCTACAGTAAGTGGATAGTTTTGTATGTGTAAATTATACGCCTTACTGCTATCTCTACCTTCTAATTTTTTTCTTTGTTCTAATAATTCTTTTTCTGCACCTACTTCATTACTTACACCTGTTTTAATATCAAAAAAACCATGATAACATACAGATGCTGGTATAAACATAGGTATAAGATTAAAAGAATCTGCATTATAGTACATTTCCATAAAATCTTTAGAAGATGTTTCTATGTCACCACCCGTACCACCAATAACTGGTACACCAAATTGTATATTTCCATCCATAAAACAAGCTTTAGATGACATATACGCATTTAATAGTTCTTTAAACTCACCAGCCTCTTCAAATATCATAACACTCAAACGTTCCCCTTTAAATACTTCAGGATTAGACATTGTTCTACAATGTATAGCAGATTGATAACCACTTATTGCCCATTTGCCATCTTTGGTTTTTTGTTTATATCCACTTCTTATTATATCAGAAGTGTCTTTTAAAACAGAATGCCTTAAATTAATGTGTTGGCCATTTAATCCTTTTTTCACTTTGTCAAAGAACGAGTCTGCTGTAACTTGTAGACCAGCAGCAATTCCTACTTCATTATATGGATAAAATGTGTATTCATGTCCACATAACGCAGAATTCATATAACTAAAACCTTTATCTCTGGCTTTAATAATAATCATTCCTTTCTCTTCCTCCTTACATTGCTCAAATAAATCAAAATACAATTTATCTAAGTCTCTATACCAAGGAGCTATTAGAGTTTTTCTATTCCCATCTTCTCCACTATTACCAAGTATCTTATAAAAGTTAAGATAATAGTAATGCTTTCCTGTTATACGGTCCATGCCTTTTGGCTTGTATCCGTTTTTACACCTATGCACCTGTTCTTCCCAAAACTCTTGATAAGATACAGATTCTGGGTCTAAATCAGGTATGCCCTCATAAATAACTGGAGCATAATTTTTAATCTTTTTGGACATGCTCTTGAAATTTTGGTGCAACATTTTGAGCCTTACTCAAAGCTCCACCAATTTTTGTAGCAGTGTCTTTTTTTCTCATATAGTTTTTGTAATTTGACTCTTCAACAAAATTGTTGCCATCTTTTACATAACTTTTATCCCCTATTTTAATTTTTTTGCTCATATTAATCGTATTGCTCTGTAAACATATTTCTAATTTTACCGCCTTTTTTATAATCCTTTTTTCTTTTATTAGGTGGTGTGTAAATTTTTCCTTCTTTTATTTCTTGCTTTCTTTCTGCTTTCATTTTTTTTCTATATGCAGGTTCGTCTACAAACTTAGCTTTTGCACTCTTTTTAACATCTTTATAAAATTGTTTTCCTATTTTTATAGGATTATATCCCTTATATCTTTTTTTATCTGGCATAATTTTATATTTTATCTTTAATACTCATTTGCTCCTCTAAGTAACTCATTTTTGCTTCGCCTTTAATTTTTTGTCTACTACCCCTTCTTTCTATTGCGTCTAAAAGTTTTTGTCTTGTATTAAGAACTTTTTCAATACCAATCATTATCTTTTGCATACTTTCGGCATTGTCCTCGTTTATTCTTGTATCTCTCATTAAACGAGTATATTCATCAATCTTTTCATTAAATGCCACTAACTGAGCATCTAGTGGGTCAAATTGAAGTTCTTTATACTTTTTAATTGCGTTAGCAATTTTTTCATTTTTTACACCCTTCCATTCATACTTGTCAAATATCTTTTTGCTTACAGACTTGACTCTTTCTCTTTCTACAAAATGTCTATAAGGGCTATCATAATCACATACTAAAGCCACCCATAGCATAGCTTTCATGCCCATATCATCTACTAAGTCTTTAAACTCATCTATTGCATAAAGACCATCATCTTCTTTTATTATTGCTCCTTTTTTGTCTAGTTGTAATAAATACATATTATCCGTTCATGGCAACCATTATCTCTATATTGCAAGCAGAAGTATCTGCATTTGCAGTAATACTAGTTATATCAACATGAGAGCCTGTTACATGACCGCTGTCGTGTGCAAAAAACCCTGGGTGCTCTGTTGTTGTATTTGATACTGGAACAATAAAACTTCTTCCTGCGTCTAACTTAACATAATAAGCATTATTTCCACTTGTATCTTCAAATCCTAATTCTACAAAATTTGTACCATCAAGATTAGTTATTCTAAAATATTCTATAGTATCTTGGTCAAGAGTACCTATATTACCAGCAGACGCTGCTAGAGCAACAACTTCTGACATTCCCCCTGTGCCTACAGCTACAGTGGTTTTATACACATTAGTAATTGTTGTAAATGTTTTAGTTCTTTCAGAACTATAGCTATTGCCATCTACAGTTAAATTTTCTGTTAATGTTACTTTTAATGTTGATGCCATATTTTAATTATTTTGCTGCTTCAGTACTAGCAATGAAAACTTCTACTCTACCTGCCCCTTTGTGACAGTATGCTTTTACTTCATCAATATCCTCTAGTGTTGATAATTCTGTTCCAGTTATAGCATCAGAATCATCAGCCTCTATTACTAAAGAATGATTATACAAATACATAGATTGTCCCTTTTGTATTTCATATGCATAAGAAAAGTTATTTTCTCCTATTACATTTATAGCTAAAGGACTTGCTCCTAAATTTGTTATTCTTACATATCTTATACTTCCATCATCAAATACTGCACCAGAAACTGTGTCTGCATGAGTGGTATATAAAGATGTTAATGTTTGTTGCTTAAAAGAATATATTCTATTAAATACATCAACAATATTAGCAAAGGTCATTGTTCTTGTAGAACCCTGTTGTCTACCTTGTAAAACGATATGTTCTTTTGTGGTTACTGTTAAATTAGGCATTTTTCTTTTTTTTAATTTTATATTTTAATTTCCATACTCCATGTTCCACCCAAGAATATTCTTCTAAATGATAATCACATGTATCTAAATTTAAGTATGTTTCAACTCCTGTATGCGTTTCCCCACCTACATAGTATAGTTTTTTATCCAATATTTCATAGTCATTATCTATAAGATACATAACTATATCATCTTCTTTTTCAGCTATTCTAGGATATTCGTTTGCAAAGCTAACATGGTGCATTTCTCCTGCTATATTTTTATGGAGCACACCATAAGCTGTTTTTTCATTTACCATTCCCCAAAGATATAAAAAAATAACAACATACTAATATAGTTTGCTTTTATTAGAAGCTGTTATAGAGTTAACACTAATAACATCTTTATTTAATTTTTTTATTTCTGACATAAAACTAACATCTTTTTCTAGTCTTAGCATTTTTTGAAAGTCTTTAATTGCAGTGGACTCAGACCCCACCTTAACCTCTACTTTAATTTCTTCTACATTATTTCCTTTTAAAAAATACAATGAAATAACAGAGTTAGTTTCAGTATGTGTTGCGTCAGAATATATAGGGTTACTTTCTGTGTATACACTAAAATTTTCTCCTTTTTTAGATAAAGAAGCTCCACAATAATTATTGCAAGGATAGCTGTATAGGTATGGAGTTCTTCTTACATATGGAGATATGTGACCGTTTGTTAACACACGATTGTGTATAACTTGTCCAGGATTTGATGACAAGGTTATGCTATTTGCAGCTATAGCAGATATTCTTGCAAAGAATATATTTCTTTTATCATATGTTACATATAATTTTTCTCCAACATTTAAATCTAAAGTTGTAAAATCCGTATATCCACTTTCTGTGCTATTATAATAATTGGTCATAGACGTGTCGTCCTGAGCAGTTACAACGCAGGTTCCTAAATGTATATTAGCTCCATATGAAAATGTAATATTATATTTCATTATTTTATTACAACTTTAGTAAATGATGATATTCCTGTAACCTCTTCAACAGGCCAAGCACTTATAGTGTCATTAAATATAATAGTAGCAGTGCTATTTCTGCTAAACAACTCAGCTATTTTTAAAGCTACATCTACACCCGTCCCAGTTTCAATAGTTAAAGTTATTTTAAAAGACAAAGGCGATTTTTCAAAATACAAGTCTATAGTAGTTGCAGAAAGATATTTAGCACCAATGAAAGCTTTCAAAGGAAACATTAAATAATCAGTGGCTGTATTAACAAACAAAACGTATCTCTCCATGGTGCAAATATACTAAAATAAACGCGAAGCGTTTTTTTGCAAAATTAAACGTCACTACTAAATGTAGCTGTAACTCCACTTATTTGAGAATGCACAGATTCTCCTGAATCTTTATCTATAAGAACAGTTACGTGACTATCTCCGTGATTTATTTCATTTACCAAAGCTTCTAATACTTCTTTGTGTTTATTATCATCTGTCGTTTCTATAGTAATAACATCATTATCTTTGTCTGGAAATAAACCACCCTCCACTATAGGTGTAAAATATAAATTTAACGTATTGTCGCTAGCAGGGTGAGCTCCTCTCCAAGATTCTGCTGGATAAACTAAAGATATGTTTCCAGTGAGACTACCTATGTATATAAATTTTTCCATATTAATCAGCTCCTACATTAGCTGTGATACCACAAGTACCTACATTATCAAATCTTTCTCCCGTTACATTGTCACATAATACAATAAGTTGTTTTTCTCCAAAAGCTATTTCTCTTGTAAAGTTGTCTATAAACTCTCTATGAGCATTAGAGGTTAACAATGTTAATAAAATACCGTCGTTGTCATCATTGTCACCCGTAACGTATTGATAAGGGCTTTCAAAACGCAAAATAATTTGAGTTGTTCCTATAAAAGAAAACCCCCTCATAGCAGAGACAGGAAAGCATACTGAGGTAGCATGAGATGAATCATCAGCAATATCATTCTCACTTCTAGCATATATAAACTTATGATTAGCTCTTTTTATATGACCCCACATATTATACCTCTTTATCTGTTAATGTTAAACATACTGGCCCTAAAAAGAATTGGGCTTCAGTGTATGGATGTTCTGTGTCGGGTTCATAGTGCCTTATACCTAAGACAAAACCCCAATGAAAACTTATTAGTAAGTGCATGTATGCAAATCTACGAAAAAAATTTTTTTATTTTTTCAAGTGTGTGAACCTTATTCATTATATAGAGTTCGTTTTGTATTTTTTCAAATACCGACCCTATAAATTTACAATCTGAGTTTTAAATTAGAAAAAGGATTGTTAATTTCGCCTCAGGAACTACCTAACGTCCGTTCTTGAGTGCTACACTAATACAAAATATATAATATTCTTCGTATCTGTACGTGAGCGATATACATTATTCACTATCCTTGAACTATCTGTAATACAATACAGTTTATGCTAATCGTTATTGGCTTAATTGTTTAAGTGATTTGTTTGTTGTGCTGTACAGTCATTGTCCCACACCCTCCCAAGTTACAAAAAATAATTGACATTGTCAAGCCACATGTAGTATAAATTACAATGCGTTATACTATTTGAGTGTTGTGTGCATTGTGTAATTTCTAACTTAAATTCTTTATTATGATTACTTGCATCATTTTATTCAAACTTGTTGACCTATTTATCAAGAGGTTTGAAACTGTTTAATTAATTATTATCTAACTATTAAATTTTACAACTATGAATATTACTATTACTGGAATTGTTACAGGTATTATATACTTTATCAATTTTATATACATCGTTTGTCAATATTGTTTTTAACTATTAAAATTATTTATATGAAACATCTTATTCCTCAACCACAAGTGGTCACTATCATTGTGATTATTATCGCTCTTGCTATGTTGACTTCTTGTGGTACAACTTATCATTGCCCCAATGGTGGCTGGCAATAAATACTAATTTCTAAATCTATTATTATGAATATTAAAGATTTTACCAAGAACATTGTTCATCGACAGGTTCATTGTTCTTCTTGCTACAGTGTAAACTATGGCAAGCTAACATATTCAGGACACAAATTTGACATCGTTCAATGTTCTGATTGTGGATACCCTAACGAAGTGTATTAATAACAGTTTTTGCTGTTCTATATTGGTTGTGTATTAACATGCAACTCGGTTAATGAGTAAGCCGTACATTACTCTTTATTTTAAATTTATATATTATGAAAAGTTTATTTTCCAAAAACGTTGCTGATAAGCTCAGCAAAATTCAATCATTAACACTACCTAAGCACGATAGAACTGAAGGTATCAAAACAGGTACTATGTTCAATTTCAATCCGCAATTAGGCGAGTTCAAAATGATTGACAAAATTGTAACAGGTGCTAACGGCTCACAAAAATATGAGCTATCAGAACCTACTGCGTTTCAATGTGCTAACATTATGTTGTACGTGTCAAGACGCGACAAGGACACAGGTCAATATAGTAAAAAACCTCTGCCTGCGTTTGCTATCAACATAAAATTAGATTCTGATGATAAAAACTTGAACTATGTTACTATGCTATTCCGTAACACTACTATTCAAGGCATTGCAGAAGAAATCATCAATTGTAACGATACAGGCGAAGATTTATATTATGCAAAAGCTTTCTATGGTATTCTGCGTGACAATGATTACACTGATGTAAAACAATTTGACACAGATGTTCAAGCTGAAAATGTTACACTAACATTTGCTATGCGTAAAAAAGGCAAACAAATGAACTTTGTTGACGTTCCTACGTATTCAAAAAGCTCATCAACTGTAACTGAACACGCAGATGCAGAAATGTAATAGCTATTGTGAGGGGGTACTAACGTATCCCCTTACTCTTTACTGATTGCCACGCTGATGGATTCACTATCACCATGCGCGGTAGCGCTATGTCAATCTATTTTCTCTGCTTTTCTCTATTGTGTAACTAAAACTATTATTATGAGTAATTTACCTAAATGGTTGCAAGGTATCATTTATATATCTGCAACTGCCGTGTTATCACTTGCCTTCATGTATTGTATGTATTTATTTATATGGATTATGTGGGCAATATTTGTTTAACTTAAACTTATTATTATGAAATATCATTTATGCGAATTGTTAGGTCCTGCAATTCTACCACTTAAAAAACGGGACACAAGTATTACTGTTTTACCAGATGCTATCAAAGCTACTAAAGATAAATATCATATATCTTATGATGCTAAAAACAAAATAGGCATTATAGACAAATATGTCAGAGGTCAAAATGCAACATGGATACAGTAGATATAATATTTGTTGTTATGATAATATTTATTATCGTATACACTTTGTTTATTTAATGGGGACTTCGGTCCCCTATTTTTTCACTATTAAAATATAAATTATGGCAAAACATGAATTAAACTATAATATTATTAGAGAAGCCTTAGGCGAGTATCTAAATAATAATAAAGTTATACCTATGTATAACAAAAAACAAATCAAAGAAGAAGCTTACAAGCTTGAAGATTTAGAAAACAGCAAGGCATTTATAGTAGATAAATCAAATAAAAAGAATTTAAAAGTTGATTGTCTTGTTAGTAGAGAATCTATATATGAAGTTTTAACAAGTTTTATGAAAGCAAGTCTTAGACCTGTTTATTTAGGTACTGGAGTTACTTATGATTCTAAAACCAAAACTAAATACGAAAGAATAGAAACATATGTTGAATATGCAAAAACTACTCAGCTTGATAGAATAAATGATATGTTATGGCTTGTTAAAGAAATTTTAGATTTTGGTCCTATAAGAAGTAATATATCTAAAAAACAAAAAGAGCAACTTATAATAACAACCGAAAACTTACCAAGTCATGAGTAGGGTTTGGGATGAAGGGGTAAATGGTATACCCTTCGACGCAATAGATGAATACCATGAAATTATTAACACTGAAAAAAATAAAAATATGTGTGGATTAGTAGGCTTTTCAGGTAAGGCAGACACAAGCGTGTTAAAAGCTTTACATTTATTAGCGGACAACGATTCCAGAGGTGGCCACTCTACAGGAATGTTCGTAAATGGTAAAATATACAAAACATTAGATGAATCTATGAATATATTACCAATGCTTGAATCAAACGAAACAGGCAGTGTTCTTATAGGACACACAAGATATGGTACTCACGGTGATAACACTGTTGAGAACGCACACCCATTTCAGCACAAAGGAATTATAGGTGCTCACAATGGTGTGTTAAATAATTATGAAGAAGTAGGCAAAAAGTTTAACATAAAGAAAACTACTGTTGATTCTGAAATGATTATTAAAGTGCTTGGCGAAACAAGAGATGCGTCAAACTTAGGTTTATTTGGTGGTACAAAAGCAGTTTTATATACAGCTAGTGACAACAGATTATATACTTACAGACACAACAACCCACTTTATTATTTAACAAGAGAAGAGGGTACATACTTTAGTTCTTTAGAAGAAGGTTTAGAAAACCTAACTAAAAGAAAAAAAGATGTAAAAGAATGTGAAAAAGATAGAGTATATGTTTGGGAAAACGGCGAGTTAATTAAAACTATTAAAGTTAAGCACAAGCCTATACCAGCAGCTAAGACTATAAATACAGACTGGCGTTCGTATGGTGGATATAATAATATAACACCCTCACAGTCAAGCATTTATAATCAAGCAAACATATGGCAAGGACAAGACCCTTGGGACACCGATGAAGAAGAAGATTATATGAGAGCTCAAGTTTATTCTGATGCAGCAAATGACCTTATGGAAATTATAGAACATTCTGATTTAGACATGAATTCTAAAACTACTATAAGAAATGCTATTGAAGTTTTAGAACAAATAGCTGACCAAATTTATTATCAATATTAAAACTTTAAATTATGGAAAAAGAATTAGAAGAAGGTTATGTTCTTGATATGCATGGCGATGAACAACATGAAAATGATTGCGTTCAACTGCACAATGGAGATTGGTGTCATGTAGATGAAGCTCAACATTGTGAATCAGATGGACTATATTATCATTGTGATAATGATTGTCTACAATGGTGTGATACAAATGAATGCTATTATCTTGACTCAGAAATGATTTATGGTGATTTGTATCAAGGTGGCGAAGGTTGGTTTCATCAAGATACTGATTATGAATACTCAGAATATTCTGATAGATATTTTCAGTGTCGTGATACAGCAGAACACAGAGGTTTTTTATATTCTGAAAGTCGAGATGATTGGGTTCCAGAAGATGAATATGATGAAGGAGAAACCTGGGAAAACACCTTTAAAATTGTAGACACTAGGCTTACTAAAACATATGGTATGCCATATACATTTGGTGTTGAGATGGAAACTTGTGGTGGTTATTTAGACTATACATCTAAATACAGTCTTAAGTGTGTAGATGATGGTAGTATTGAAGCTAAAGAATATGTGACAGGTGTTCTTCAGGGCGATAAGGGTATGAAAGAACTAGAAGACATATGTCAAGCTCTTTCAGCAAAATGTGATGTTGATAAAACTTGTGGTGTTCATGTTCATATAGGTGGGGCTAACTTCAATAGAAGATTTAGTATACTGTCTATTATGTTGGGGCAAATGATGCAAGAACAATTGTTTAGGATTCAACCCAAATCAAGAAGATTAAATAGTTATTGTCAATCTATACCTAGAGAATTTATAAAAATTAGGACAGTTAATAAAAAACTTTATCCTTTTACATATAAACGAATGTTAAGATTGCTTTCAAAATATGTTTCTAATACTGATGCAGGGTTTGATAAAAACAATTGTAAGAAGTCGCGTCACCCTAATGGACACTATGCGTCTACTCGTTACAAGTGGCTTAACCTTAACAACTGTAGCTACAATGAAAGAGGTGAGACTATAGAATTTAGGCAACATAGTGGCTCACTTGACTATAATAAAATTAGAAAGTGGGTGCTGTTTTGCATGAGTTTTGTTAAATTTGTCGAAAATCATTCTAGAACCATAATAGAAACCTACAATAGATTCCAAGAAGACCCAACTATATGTATATCAATGCGTGAAGTATTGGTTGCAGGCCTGGGTAAAGAAGGAGATATTATAGCAGACTATTATGATAAACGTGAAGAGCGTTTCAGTTAATCGCTACTCATTCACACATTCTACAAGGGGGGAGTTGTAATCATTTAATTATTAATTTAGTTATACTTTGTGTTCCGATTACCGTTTCTCCCCCCTATGTAGTTTTAAACTAAATATTAATTATTAAAATTGTAAAATTATGGCAGAACATATAATAGAAATAGGAGAGCACATGCTACATGTTAGCTACACCTATATACCAGAACAAGTAGAAAAATATCCAGACACAGAACCATTAAGGTCTCATGTAGAAATAGACAAAATAGAAATATATTGTGTTAATAGCACCGTATATACTTCAGTAGACATAACAGACATTATGTATGAGGTGGCTGATGATTGGTTAATTAATTTAGAGTCAGAAATCATAGAAAAATTAGAAGGATGAAAAGTTTATTTGATACATTCTGGAAAGAATACCCTCGCAAGGTGGGTAAAAAACAAACCCTTGATGCATGGCAAAGGCTAAAACCCTCGCCAGAATTATATGCAACAATAATGGAAGCATTGTCTAATCAAAAAAGATATAGAGCTATATGTGATGAACATCAAATGTGGTATCCTGATTGGCCTCACCCTGTGCGTTGGATTAAACACGAAAGGTGGGAAGATGAAGTTCCTGAAATTACAAACATGTTGCAAAATTCAAAGTTTATATATAAACAACCTAAAAATAATTTAAGAGATGAAAGATAGAAATTACATAGAAATGGTTTTGCTTGGTAAACTAATGACAGACAAAACTATATACTTTGACAATCATTCTTTATTATCAGCAGACTTATTTGAATGCGAAGAAAATAAAAGACTATTTATTATATTAGACAACTCTTATCAAAATACTGGTAAATGTGACATGACTGAGTTTTATAATAAGTCTAAAGACAAATACAAAGCTATTAAGCTTGCTCAAGACTGTAGTGAAAGAGCATATGACCCGTATCTTGCAGGCAACCTTGTTTTACTATTATTAGAAAAAAACAAAATAGGTCAACTGCAAAAACTTGCACATCATATCAATAACAAAGTCAATGACAATGACGAGTTGTTCACTATCATTGACTATGCAGAAAATGAACTGCAAAAAATCGGCAATGTGTCCAATGATAAATTAATTCATATCAGCGAACAAATGCCCAGTATGGTCAAGACTATTGAAAACAATGTTAATAATCAGGGCATGACGGGTATCCCAAGTGGATTCAGAGATATTGATAAGTTTACAAGTGGCTGGCAAAAACAAGATTTAGTTATCATTGGTGGTGCTTCATCTATGGGTAAAACCAGTTTTGCTCTTAATATTGCTGTTAATGCTGCTCGCAGAAAATATAAATGTGTAGTATTTTCTTACGAAATGTCAGTTAATCAAATGCTTATGCGTATGATTAGTGGTGATGCAGACATTGATAACAAACATATGCTTAAAGGTGCTATATATCAAGACGAATGGACTAAAATACATAATAGTATAGCTCGTTTTGATAAAATGCCTTTATATATTGATGAGTGTAGAAATACATCTTTAAAATATCTTCTTAACAGGATTAGGCAATATGTTGTAACTAAACAAGTTGACATGGTGGTAGTAGACTACCTGCAATTAATTAGTTACAATTTAAATGGACGTAGTCGTGAACAAGAAGTGTCACATGTAACAAGAGCATTAAAGAATTTAGCAAAAGAATTAGATATAACAGTATTAGCGCTTTCTCAGTTATCTAGGAATGTTAGTAAACGCGATGGGGGTCGCCCTACACTAGCTGACTTGAGAGAGTCTGGGGAAATTGAGCAAGCTGCTGATACCGTTATGTTTGTGTACAGACCTGAATATTATAACATTTTAACTGATGAAAGAGGTAATAGTGTTCAAGGTTTAGCAGAAATAATATTTGCTAAAGGTAGAAATATTGGTATTGGAAGTAAACACTTAAGGTTTGTTGATTATTTAACAAAATTTGAGGACTTACCAACAATGTGATGTGTATATTTTTTGCCTATCTATTTTGCTGTTTGTTATATATTTAGTAGATTTGCAGCATTATGATTAGTTACGAACAAGCTTTAACTAAACTTTCTAAAAGATTAGGGATTAGCAAAACTTTTCTCCGTAAGGTTATGAATAAAACCTTTGGTGAATTAGAAAATGTAATCAAAAACGAAAATAACTTTATGTTCAAAGGATATGTAAAGTTTGTTCAATCTAAGAATAATAAAAAACCGATTAGTAAAACCGAATTGTTTAATTTAAAAACGAAAGACAAATGAAACCGAATATAATTATTGCTGGACCATCAGGTTCAGGCAAGTCAAGCTCTATGAGAAACTTGCAACCAACAAGAACTGCAGTTCTTAATACAGAAAGAAAGCAGTTACCATTCAAGAACGCTAATGAGTTTATGAATGTTCCAATTAAATCTGTATCAGAGTTCCACTCAGCTTTAGACAAAGCTATGTCTAGTGACAAGATAGACACAATAATCGTAGAATCATTTACATCTCTTATAGAAATAATATTCAGAGAAGCCGACATAAGATACAAAGGTTTTGATGTTTGGAGTTACTATAATAAAGAGATAGATAAGATTTTAGACAAGTCTAAAAACTCTGATAAGTATGTTGTGTTTACTGCTATTGACGGCGTGTATGACGGCGACAATGGTGTTGAAGAACGCTATGTTGCAGTAGATGGTAACAGATGGAAGAAAAGAGTTGAGAAAGAATTTGTTATAGCTTTGTTTACAGATGTGAGAGCAACTGATGATGGAGTTTCATACAGATTTAGAACAAATACTACAGGTAGAGATTCTGCAAAGAGTCCTATGGGTATGTTTGATAATTTACACATTGATAATTGCATTAAATCAGTTATTGAAAAATGTGAATTGTACTATAATTAGGAGGATAAGTTTAAACTTTAGTAAGAAAGAGGCTCATTATCCCTCCGAAATCATATAATATAATAATGAGTCATAAATTTTCAAAGGTAGAGGGCACTTACTTGTCCTCTATATTATTAATTATTAAAACCGAATATATGTTTCCAAAATTAGAAGAAACCGAATTAACATCGAACGCACCAACACAAACATCGAGTTATTTAAAAGCAGGAGCTCACACAGTTACCATTAAAAGCTTTAAAACTAGTGATGAAAATGCTGGATATCAAGGCACACCATATTTTGAGTTTATTGTAGAAAACCTACAGGGTACTGCATTCTTAAAGTTTAATGGTATTGATTCTCACACGAGTGAGGCAGCAGCTAAAGTAAGAACTAGTATATTTAAAAACTTTTTAGTAGCAGCAGGAGCAACGACGTTTAAAGACCCGCAAATGGCAGCCAATAGTATTATGGGTAATGTTGTTGAGGTGTGTTTGGCGTCAAGGGAGTATTGGACTACAGACAAAGACACCAATGCACCAGAAATAAAGTCAAGAATAGAGTATAAATTTGCTAATCCATCTGGACAAAAAATAAATTTTAAAGATAGTTACAATAAAGTACTGTCTCCAGAGGATAGAGCAGCTTATGAACAGGCGTTGAAATTACATTCAGCACCTTCTTCAGAAGTACAAACACCATTTTAATTATGAAAATGATAAATTATTTTACAGCAAACGCTAGACAAACAGATAAATTTAAATTAGAAGCTAGACTTTTAGGTATAACTTTATTTGAGTTAAAGTTTGATATATCTAGAAGATGTTTTAAATTAGTTGTCCTTAACTTAGGTTTTGGAACAATGAATTGTGAGTGCTAATGATATATAAGCACAAAGCGTTTATAAAAAATGGAAAGGTTACTTTCCAAAACAGAGAACAGTTTGACAAAGACTTGTCTAGTAATGAGGGTAAGACTGTATTTATTACAGTACGGGAGCAAAAAAACAGGCGTAGCCTGAACCTTAACTCTTATTACTGGGCAGTCGTTGTCAAGCTGGTTTCTAATGAAACTGGATATGATAAAGAAGAAGCACACGAAATATTAAAATCAATGTTTCTTCGTACTAAATATCAAATAAAAGGAATTTGGGTAGATGGAATGAAATCAACTACTAAGTTGAGCAACCAAGAGATGACTGAATATATTGAAGAAGTCAAAAGGTTTGCATCATCGTCACTAGGACTATACATACCAGACCCCAATGAAGTAGAGTATGAATGATTTAGAAATATTTATTAACGGCAACGTACCTTCAAGTAAGAATGGAAAAAGATGGACAGGCAAGTACCTGATTCATAGCAAGACTACAATGCGTTATATAAAAGAATCAAAGTCAGAATATTTAGAACACACATATCCTTTTAAAGAATTTGTAGAAAGGTTTAATCCCCCGTATATAATTCATTTCAAATTTTATAGGAAGTCTAGGAGGAAGTTCGACTACGTTAATCCCTTGCAAACTGTGCAAGATTTAATGGTTAAGTACGACTGGTTGGAAGATGACAGCTCTGACCACCTCCTACCTATGTTTGATGAGTATGAATACAGTAAGGATAAGCCAGGAGTATTAATAACAATAAAAGGAAAAGAAAATGTCAAAAGTAAAGAGAAGAGTGGGAACCCACTACACAAGACTGTTAGAGTATCTAAAAAAACACAAAACAATAACAAGTCTTCAAGCAATAAGAGACCTAGGAAACACTAGGTTATCAGCAACTATATTTGATTTAAGAAAAGATGGCTATAATATAGATAGTTCAGATATACCCGTACCTAATAGATGGGGAACAAAAACTATGGTAGCTGAGTATAAATTAATACCACACACAACTATACCAACAGAACAGTCTGATGGCTCTACTAAAATGGTAGACTATTATAGTTCAAACGATGTTAACAAAGGTGTAGACACGTGGTTAAGTAAAATTTTAAGTAAATAATTATGGCAAAGAAAAAAGAAATAAAAAAGCAAGTTCGCAAAGCAAAAGTAAAAAAAGAAGAAGTGTTAAAGATGACGCCCATAATAGACAATGAGGTTACAGACTTAAACTATTATGATGACCATATGTATATAACAAACTCTACACTAAAAATGTTTATAGATAAATGTCCTAGAGCTTTTCAGCATGTGTTAAATAATCCTATTAAAACAACAGCACCAATGAGGTTTGGTTCAGCGTTTCATATGTTGGTATTAGAAGATAAACAATTTAGTAAACATTATCTTGTAGAGCCAGATAATATAGATAAGCGGACCACGCTAGGTAAGGCAACTCTATTAAAGTTTAATGAAGCTTTAGGTGGCAGAGAGGCGGTGTCGTATAAGGATTTTTCATTAATGCAGAGTATGAATGCCCATTTAAAAGCAAATGAACATTATTCTTTATTAAATAATTGTACTCAATTTGAGAAGATATATCTATGGAAAAATGAAGTGCATAATATACTTTGCAAAGGTAAGTTAGACGCTGTTAATACTGCAGAAAAATATATAGTTGATTTAAAAACAACAAGAGACGCAAGTCCAGAAGCTTTTAAAGAAATTATTGTTAATCAAAAGTATCATATGCAAGCAGCATTCTATTGTGATGCGTTAGGCTATAAAGATTATTATATATATGCAATAGAAAAATCAAAACCTTACTGTATCTGTGTATATAAAATGTCTGAAGATATGTTAAAAGCAGGAAGACTTATGTACACACAAGCTATCATAGATTACAAAGCTTATGTTCATGGAGGTGAGTTGCCACATGATTATAACGAGGGGCAAATATACGAAATATAATGGAAATAGTTTTTGTATATGGTACATTAAGAAGAGGGTTTCACAACCATAGATTAATTATGGATTGTAAGACTATTGATATAGGAAGGACTGTAAATAACTATGCTATGTATGCAAATGGAATTCCCTATGTGTCTGAGACTGAGTCAGTTTCACAGATATATGGGGAATTATATTTGGTCAGTCCAAGAATTTTGCTTACCTTAGATATGTTGGAAGGACACCCATCGTGGTATAAAAGGAAAAAGGTTCCTATAGAAACTATGAGCGGTAAGATATATAATGCGTGGTTATATTTCAACGAAACTAAAACAGATAATTTAATTGCTTCAGGCGATTATACTGAAAACAGATAATTGAAAAAGCACACAAAAATATATCTAAAACATTTTGGTTATGGTATGCAAGATTTCATACCATGTACTACATGCGGAAGTAGAGCTGTTGACATCCATCATATTTCAGCAAGAAAAATGGGTGGCAGCAAGACCAAAGATTTTATAGAAAACCTCGCTGCACTCTGCAGACTGTGTCACGATAAAGCTGAATCCAGCAAAGAATTTAATGAACAAGTAAAACAAAAACATTTAAAATTATTATAACATGGGATATACTACAATTAGAGTACATGCTGAACAGTTAGCAGCTAAACTTGCACAAAGAAAAATAGAAAAGAAATGGGAAGCTTTAGGATTTTCTCCTTATGAAGAAACCTATCAAGAATATATAGGAGCTAAATATACAGAAGCGGCTGAAGCAGATTATCAAAAACATTATCTTTATTTTTTAGACGTTATATCAGAAATGGCATTAACCTATGAAATGAAAATAGAAAAACAATTAAAAGAAGCATTTAATGATGAATAAATTAACAGACATCACACCGTATTCTGACCACAACGAATCGGTAGTAAGAGAAGATATGAATAAAGTTGTGGCTTTAGCTTGTAAGCTAGGGGATATTACTAAAGAAGAATTATTTAGTAAGAGTAGAAAAAGATTGATAGGCGATGTAAGAATATGTGTAGCTAATTTATTAAGGAGAGTATTTGGGTTAAACAAAAGTGAGACAGGTAGATTTCTTAATAGAGACCATGCGTCTGTAATACATTATGAAAATCAACATGAATGGATGATGAAGCTTAATTATTATAGAAAGATTTATAATGCATGTGTTCAGTTGGCTACTGACAGAACGTTTGATTCTGAAAAAGTTTTAGTTTCTCATTATGAAACTGTTAATAAATTAAAGAAAGAAAACTCTATATTAAGTAGAAGAGTTGCTGAGTTAACACAAGAATTAAAACAATTCAGTGCTATAAAAGAAAATATATTAAAATTGCAAAATTAATTTGTAATTCTTTTTTTATTTATTGTAAAGGGGATAGAATTTGGTGCACCATCTAATCATCCCCTTTTACTTTTGGATTGCTTTACGATGCGCGGTAGTTAAAATGGAACGTTGTAGAATAGTTCTGCCTGAAGACCATTGTGCTTAGACCATATAAACCCATGAGCTCTTTTTACATTTCCTATAAAACCTTTGTCGTCATGCCATTGGTCAGTGGCCGCCATGCTTCCTAGATTCCTTACTGTTATACCACTAAGCTCACTAGTAGCTCCTATCTTTTTATGATGTACGCCATGCAAGTGCCCCCTATGCAACTCCACATAACGCACATCACTCCATATATCTCTAAACCTTTGAGGTAATATTTGTACAGCTTTTTCAGCCTTCATCTTATGTCCGTGGTCAAAAGCAATTAAGTTATTTCCGTATTTAAAGCCTTTCATTAATGGTCTAGTGTTGTCTATCACCACATTCTCGTTATGCTCGTAGAACAGCTCTAATGCGTCCCCTAGATACATTATGCACTCTTCATCATGGTTTCCAGGCATAACAACTACATGAACAGGACATATACTAGATAGTTCATCAATTACCATAGTAATTAACTTTCTACCACGTTTATACATTTCGATATGATGGTCGCTATTAAACTGAGGAGTACCTTTAGTAGTCCTTGGAATAGGCTTATCACCATCAGTATTTAAGAAATCATTACCTACTACAAATAGAATTTGGTCAATAGTAAAACCTGATGCCCTCTTTAACAAATGCTCAATAGCCGCTACCAATCTTTCCTGAGCAATATCCATTGAATAATCATCACCTACTATACCTATCTTTCCTAAATGTAAATCATATGCGCCAATCTCTAGACAATGCGCGGTAGTGTCCTGCCCTTGTAGTTTTGTTTTAACCTTAGGCTTATATGTAGCCATATCCTTTAAGTCATCAATCAAAGATTGCCTAGTAATCTCTAAGTTCTTAAATGGGTCAACCCTTTTTAATTTAGCCTTACAGCGATACATGGTGGTAGTAACAGGCTTTCTGTCATTGTCAAAACCTGTCTGTTCATACGTTCCAATATCATACCAATCAACCTCCCATTCACTATCATCTACACTAAATGCTTCAAGCAAGTCATCTAGTGATTGTATCCTTGTACTATCTTCAGACACAATAAACTTACCCTCAGGCCCCTCTTCCATGTGTAATCTTTCTTTTTTTGATTTTCTATTATTACTATGAGCTCCTCTTATTTGTCTTGCCAAACTTCTAACTTGCTCATAGTTTGTTCCAAACATTTTGGCAGTATCTGCATAATTTGAGGTTAACCTATCAGGATTATCTAATAGGAATTTCTTCATTTGGTCTACTTTTTTCATAACTTAACTGTATACATTATATTTTTTTTAGACACCCCTAACTCTTCTACAATATTATTTATGTCAAATCCCATACTCATACTACTAAAGCATTTAGAATCTGCAACAAATAATTTTGGATTTTTTAATATGTGGTATTTAATATAAACTTCCATTGAGTCTACCTGAAGATATGTTCTGTTATCTTTTTCTGAATTTTCAAAAGTTTTTACATATGCTAATCTTGTATAACAATCTTTGCATATTTCTTCATCAGTATTTGTATTGTATATAGTGGTCAATGTTCCGTCAGGATAAATTATATCCCATGAGCCAGGGAGCTCCTTTACTTTTTCATCAAGTTCATGCTTATTTTTTGTAGCCTGTATAGAGGCTATAATAAGATATTTCATGTTGAACATGCCCAAATTTGGTTAAAATTTATTAAAAAACACAAAAAAAAACAGTATTTTATTAACAAATGCATGTTAAAATCTACTTTTTACCCCTATTTCTAGCTCTATTACGTCTTTGTAGCTCTAAAACTAAAGAACCTGTTTGTGTATGAGACGCGTCTTTACCATCACCTTTTCTGCTGCTTGGATTATTTTTATTAAACTTGTTTAGCTTTGCGCGGTATTTTTTTCTAGATGAAGATTTGTGGTAATCTGTATCATACTTTTTCTTTTTTGCTCTTGCCTTGGGATTTTTAGCATAATATTTTGCAGTTTTAGATTTACCCGTTCTTTTACCAGCTAATGAATTTCTTGCCATATTAATCGTATTGTATTAAACCTCCTTGCTCTTTTTTTCTTTTCTTTTTATATCGACCAACTCTACCTTTTCTTGTTTTTTCTTTTTTTGCCGCAGCCTTTTCTGAAGGTGTAAGCTCTGACCATGTAGAGGGCGTTTTCTTTGATACACGTTTTGTGGGACGAAATGTACTTTCACCACCACTATAATCTTTTTTGCCTGATGGAGTTCTCCAATCTTCTTTAAACCATCGTTTAAGAGCTAAACCTTTTTTTGTTTTACGTACAGCCATTAATCCTTTTGATACTTCATTAAACAACAAATTTTGCCACCATGTGCCATTTTCTTTTTACCACCAGTACCCCAGTTTTTAGCACCTTTTTTTCTACATTTAGCTAATGCACCACTTGCATATGCAGAAGGCCAAACCTTATATCTACGTTTTACTTTATGATAACATGCATCTTTCTTTGCCATAACTAATCGTATTGTTCTCCAGTTTTTCTCATAGGAACTCTACAACCTGTATTGCAATTCCATTTACGAAGAGATTTATTTATTCTTGAATTTGGGTCTCTTGCTGTTTTTGCGCTAGTACGTCTTTTTTTCATACCTTTCATTCTAGCACAAAAAGATTTACGTCTTTTAGCGGCCTTACTTCCCTTCTTTAATTTAGAAGGCTTGGTGGTTACAGCTGTTTTAAGTTTAGAGCCAGGGTTTGCTCTTCTGTAAGAAGCAACTCCTTTTTTATTTAAGCCACCACTAGGGTTTTTACCCGCTTTTCTTTGCCATGCTGGTGTTTTTGCCATAATTTATCTTCCTTGTCCCCTATAGGGTTTTTTATAACTATTTTGTGACTTGCTAGCATTTTTGCTATGCACGCCTTTTCGTTTTTTACCCCCATTACTTCTATATATAAAACTATTTAGCTTTGCCATTTCTAACTTTTTCTAACGAACGTCCTCCAAAATAAGAACCCACGATTGTTATTAGTACCATTGTTAATAAATCTGTCCATTTTTCTTCCACTTGAAACTCAAGAAATCCAGCATCTATAAATATTAAAAGCATAGTACATACCATTACAAATATAAGCATTAATGGTCTAACGTTTTTTGACAACCAAGAATCGCTGTTCATATCAGCTTTCCATCTGTCAGTTATATTTTGTTCCATCTGAGCTTGATGACTGAGTATCAGCTCTTTAAGCTTTCTTTTAGCATCTAGCCTTTCTTCATCTGTGGTTATTACCTCATCTAATATTTCACCTGCATTACCTATCAGGTTTTTTACTATACCTTTTAACATACACAATTACCGTTAGTTATATCTTTATATGTTATTGTCACTTCCTGACCTATTTTTATAGCTTTAGCTATTTCAGGATATATTCTTTTATATGCTTGTGATGACTTACCTATAAAACCGTCCTTCTTGATTTTGTTGTTTTCTTGGGTGTCTCCCACAAGGAGGCAGCCAGCTGTATGCTCGTCAGTATTACCACAATGTATAAGTATATACTCAAAATTAGGCACATCAAGAACGTGAAGCATCCCAATATGAATGTCCTCAAAACGTTTTTTATATTTTTCATTATAGCCACCAACTGTTCTAAGGCCAAGCTTATAAGTCCCTTCAGGGATTCTAGTTTCTCCATATTTTTTTTCTTTTCTATATTCATCTTCTAAAGTGTAGCACAAAAACTCTTTGTCAAAATCTCCATGAGATATATATAATAAACCACTTGTAGAGTCATTGCTATTAGACACTCGTATTACTTCTAATTTCATAATTGTTTTAATTTAGTTTTTAAGTTAAGAGATAATTGATTTTTTGTAGTTGATGAAATAGAAATCCAATCATCTGTAATGGTTGGTTTTTTTTCTTGTATTTCACAATATGACATTCCTGGATTTTTTTTACCAGTGTTTAAATCGTAAACGCCACTTATATGTGCGCTATTTTTTAAAACTATTTTTGCTTTAGACAAACTTAAGTTAATAGTAATTTCTGGCAATCCACTTAGATTATTATGAACTATATTTAATCCAGATGTTTTGTCAACTAAATATTTCATTTTACTCGTTTTCGTTATTTTTATTTACTACAAAATCTCCATATAACCAATAATTTGCTTTTACAGGAGTTAACACGTCTTCACTAAGATACGAATTATTTCCCCATGTAGTTGAAAAGTATGTCCCAGCTAATCTTATATAAGATTCTTGAGATGTATCAAACTGCCTGTAGCTTTCTTTTGGTTTTATATAAAATTGCAATTCTTGACCATCAGGTATGCCCATTTCTCCTAAAAATATTGTAGTTTGATTTGTTACAGTAGTGGATTGTGACCAATCATAATTTTCAAAATCAGTTGGAAAAGGTACAGATGCGTCTATATCAAAAGTATCATATATAAATTCTGGGTCATCAGCCTTAGTTATTTTTACTGTGTATTCAAACACATTATATTCAGGAGGTTCATTTATTGTAAGTTTCATTAAATCCATAGTCATGGCTGTTCCTGACACTCTCAATTCACCTTTTCTTTCTACAACCCTAGAAGGTTGACTTTGCGCATCAGTTCCTAAAAATTCTGTATAGTTTATCCTTCTAATACTTTTGCTTAACATAGTTATTCTTGGAGGATACATACCTCTTCCAGGAGGAACCCAATAAGCATAAACCTTTCCATATATTAATTGACCACTTCCATTAGGGTGTTCTGCGGGAATAAAAAGTCCCGAGTCTGGGTCTGTTGGCCATTCAGCCATTATTTCTGGAGTCCAAAAAACATCAGTGTATAAACAATTTTGTGCATTAATTTCTACACTCCCTTCTCCAACTGTATGTCTAGCTCTAAAAACTCCACCCGCTCTTAAACATATTTCTTCCGCTAGCCAATACGGGTTTGTTCCACCAAGCTCTGGAGGGGGTCCCCCTATAATTCTTGGCTTGTAAAACTCTCTGCTTTCAAACCAAAATTTCATTGGATTGCCATGCCACTCTGGGTTTTGCGGCAATATAGCAGTTATGTCCCTACTATTGTTAGAGCCTCCTCTATCCTCAAAACTATTGTCGATGGGACTTAAAGACAAATAACCTGCAAGACCCTGCCAATTAGAATTTATTTCAGCATATGTCATTCCATAATATGAAGTAATTATGTCATCTTCTTCCGTATTCTGTGTGGTAGCCCCATGCCAAAATATTCGTTTAGTAGTAAAAGTTCTTGACCTTGGAATTGACCACGCATAAGATAATATAGATTGTTCATTAACTACTTGTTCAACATAAGGGGTGTCGTCTAAAGCATTTACTCCATTCCAATTTTGATAAACAAGTGGTGTTTCTGTATTAAAACCAGAATTATCACCAGTGCCATTTACAGGGCCGCTATCGTCATTATAAAGAGAAGACAATCCATTAATCGCCATATTATTGCCCATATATAAGCTTGCATTACGTATTTCTACAATACCTGTTTCTCCAGTTTCTTCATTTAAATAATGCATATCAAAAAAAATTGGTGGTAATTCACTATTAGCACCATTACCTAACGCATTGTAAACTTTAAAAAGAGATTCTCCTTCATTAGGTAACTGGTCTATTTGATATATTGGATAATGTTCTGGATTAATTTCTACGCCCCACAATGCAGCGCTATAATTACCCCCCGTTGGAGCACCCATTACAACACCAGGAGCACCCTCCCACAATACTTCTGTTAAACGATTTATATTTATGCCAAGTCGACCATTCGTATGTTCCCACGTACTTTTAATCTGAATATTAAAATAAGGATTAAAGTAGTCATATGTATCATATATATGGCTAGGTTGCCCAGATTGATTAATACCAATAGCTAATTCATTTTCAAGTGACCCTCCATATCCATAATAATCCCAACTTCCATTTTCTGCAACATTTGTGTAGCCTTCACCTAATTCATCTCCAATATCTTCTAAAAAAAATTTAATTATACTACCTTCTGTAGGCACGTGCGTTATTCTAAAAAGTGCTTCGTTAGAAAAAATTCCAGAATCGTCAGGGTTTGGAACTTCTGGAAAATTACCATTTACAAGAACAGAAGTACCCATAGACCAATGACCATAAGTGATATTATTATAATTAGTTCTTCCTATTAAAGGCTCATAGCCTGTAAATTTTAATGCACTTTGTTGCATAGAGTTAACTACAGAAACCCTTTTGCTTGCGTTTAAAAAAATCCAATTTTTTATTTCAGGAACAAAAGGTGGAGACATTGTTTTCAAATTTGCAAACCTATATTCAACCACAAATTTTCTATCACCAGCATTATCCCAATCTATAAAATCCCAACCCGTATCCATAGTTTTGTTTAATGTGTTTGAACCTGTTGAAGTAGGACCTCCAAATGGGGTGACAAACCTAAAAAGAAATTCATAAGCTCCAGGTTGTCCAGCTACAGGGGTGGCGTCTGTAAGCACAGACCCATCAAAAGCAGGTTTAAAATTAAATTGATAGGCTCTAGCTATAGGTATAATTGTTGTTTCAACGTCTTCATTATTTAAATTATAAACCTCAGTAAACCTTCCAAGGCCATAAGGAGAAACATTTGAAGGGTTGGCATTTTGTGATTGCACTTGATTAAATTCATTAATTTCATATTCGCCATATATAGTATTAAATTCTGGTTTTACTGGAAAACCTGTTCCGTCGGGACGAGTAATTCTGCAAAATGCATGTATACTACCAGCCCCTATATCCGTTCCTTCTTGATAAAATCTAACTCTTGCTGACATTGCATTTAATATATAGCCAGATATATACACATCAAATTGTGGCGCATAACTTTGGTTAAAAAAATCTTCAGTTACACTATTATAACTGTAACTAGAAGTTTGAAAATCAAGTCCACTATTTATGCCTATATCAAAAGCAGTTACTGGCGATTGTTCTTGTAAATATATTTGATTAGAAAAAACAGAACTAACTTCGGTAATAGAATTTATTAAACCGCTAGACATGTTCCACCATAAGTCATAAATTGTTCCGTCTAATCCAGGTGTATTAGAAACAAAATCTACAATAGAATTAGGTATAGGGGGCAAACCCTCATTGGCAGGATTATAAGACCACCCAAATGTGTCAGGGCTTGCAAAAGGTGTATAAACTGAAAGATTATCATCTATAAGTCCAGTTGGTTCCCCCTGGTCATTTATTTGATTATTTCCATACCAAGCCTGTTGCTCTTGTAATGTGTTTAAAATTGGAAAACCATTTTCGTCTACAGACGGCTCTAAACTCCAATTAGAAAAATCATACACTACTCCGTTGTATTCAAATATATATTCATTATATGTTGGTGCTTGCTCATATGCATCTTCTATAGGCACGCCCCAATATGTGACATCGCCACCTCCCGACAATACAAATCCAGGTAAATCAGCTTCATTAGTATAGTTTAAATAATTCCATAAAGAACTTTCAAGACCTAAATATGGAATTAAATTCCAACCAGGTGTATTTGTGTTTACAGGAAGGTTTTGATGTTCTGGGCTTATTGGAAACTCATTTCCTAACTGTTCAAGCATAACATTAGTTGGTTCCTCTATTCCTATAGCGTCTGTAGGAATATGACCTAGTTCAGGATATGTGTTAAACATGTCTACAAAATAAGATGTTTTAGGAAATATTAAATAGTCTTCATTCCAATCAACTAAAGATTGTGGGCTATAAAAAGGTAGCCATGCATCTGTTATTTCAGCACCTTCTGCAAAAATAGCGCTATAATTAGAAACATACGGAACATTAAGATTGCTAGTGCCTCCAGTTTGATAATACGACCACCAAGGAAAAGCGTCTGGATATTCTAAAGCAGCGCCTCCAAACATTACAGTAAAATAGTCTGACACCCCCATTGGTGGTGGAGAAAGTAAAGTGTCTAAGTCATCTAAAGACTCTATTGGAGCGTACGGTAAACCTACTTTTTCAGGCTTAATTCTTCTCCAGTCATTTAAACCTTGCATGTAATTTCCTGGGGGAGAACCTCCAACACTATTAAACTCTATATATTCTTCAAAAGTAGGATAACCAAAATAACCAGCAGCTATTAAATTTGTAGCCACCAAATTATTAGCGCTAGGACCATTACCATAAGGAAAAATACCCCACTCTAAAAATGTTTGATATGGGTTAAGTCCTGATAAATACATTTGAAAAGAAAACATTATATCAGTGTCAAACTCTGCATTTATAGGGTAATACAAAAGGTCTCCTGGAACATAGTTAGCAGACAATTCTAAGGATTGTTCATAAAAATAATTATACGAAGCATACATAAATGATGACGTAGTAGCACTCATGCCTGCAAATCCAGAAATAGAAAAATCTTCGGGGTTAAGTCCAAAGCCTGGATTTGATACGTTTGTACTTAACATGTTGTCAACAGTTTCAACAAATGGCAAAAGATTAATAACAGTGTCTGGCATATCTATTGTTGCAAAATCTAAAGTTGTTAATCCTGTGTTTACATCAAAATATTGACTTAAGTTAAATAATTGTCCTGAACTGAACGCTGAAGTAATTTCAGAGTTTTCAGGGTCCACATTTACATATTGAGAAAAATTAAATGGATAATTGCCTGTGTGAAAAGTATAAGAATCACCATCAATATTAGTCCAAGAGCTAGCATTTGGAAAAATTTCTGTAGCAGGTGGTGGTATATTTGTAACGGAACATTGAGAATTGTATCTAACAGGTATAGGAACCACTGACCATTTATACAAATATTGTCTTTCATCAAATATACATTTAACTATATTTTTTTTGTGTATAATAGTTTTTAAAACAAGCTCTTCCATTCCATTTTGATATGTTAACTTGTTGTTGCTCCAAACATCGGTATTATCTAGGTAGTCATTATTTATATAGGGAAAATCTATTAAAGGCTGGCTATAATATAAATTAGAACCAGACTCTTGATTTGCTTGTAAAAGTTTCCATTCTGGTATAAAACACGGATAAAGTCCTTCGTCTCCTACAACATGAAACCATTCGTCGTAATAACCATTTTGTAAAATATTAGAATCTGTTTCATAAGGATTAGTCCATAAATCAGTTAATTCATCACTCATCCAACCAACTCTTAAATGCCAATTTGGAATGACGTTTTCCATTAAATCTTCTAAGTTAATGCCAACATCATTAGGATTATATGTAAACAAAATATAGCTATATGTTCCAACTATTGGATAAAACGACTCTTCTCCACCTAAAGTGTTTACTGTAATTTTACCTTCTTCAACTAAAGTTTTAAAAGGTATAGCTGCGCCAGAAGACGTGGGCATTATTGTACCTACGGGGTTAGATACGTTTTTAAAAGCTGCAAAAAACGCTACATGGCCTTCTGGAAAAGAATAGTCAGAGCCATCTTCATTTCTAACATTTAAAACAAATTCAAATCTATTGCCCCTTAATGTTTTTATTTTAACGTTTTTTGCCCAATATGTAGATATATTTTCAGGCATATTTTTTTACTTTATCCTTCTATTATAGGAAAAAATCCTTGCTCAGCAGCAGGAACACCTCCTAAGTTACTTGAAGGGTTGTCGTCAATAACAATAAAATCGCCAAACAACCAGTGGGTTAATTGGTCATTAGCTTCTGTAGAGTCAACTTTTTGTGTAAAAATATTGTATCTATATATACCAGGGGCAGGCCAGAAACCATTATTGTTTGTTGATGTAATTGTTATTTTTCCATCTTCTACAACAGTATTAAATGTTATAGCTTCAGGCGCAATATTTTCTAAAGTACCGCCTTGATAAGCAGCATATATATTTTGCATTTGATTACCAGAGGGAGTTATAACTTGAAAATAACCATTATCTATTTCGGTGGAAGAGTTTGTAAAATCATAATTAGCACCACTACTTGTTTTAACATTAATCACTAATTGAAAATGATTACCTCTTAAAGCTTTTATTGTTACTTTTTGTGCTGAATATGCTAATAACTCTTGTAATGCCATTATTGAAATTTATTTAATATTATTGTATCTACAGAGTGTTGTATTGTTTTTTTGTCAACATCTAATTGAAACATTATATTGGGTCCAAACCTTTCTCTTTCCTCTCCGTTTTCAAAAACTAAAACAGTTGGTATTGAAGCCACACTATATTTGTTTTGTATTTTACTACATTTGCCTATATCAACTCTATACTTTTCACATTCTTTAAGTTTATTTAACTCTGCAAACTGATTAGCAGAATTCCATTCAACCCAAAATTCTACAACAACAACATCTTTTGCTATTGTTTTACTAAAATTATCAGAACTTACAAAATCCTGTCCAAAAGCGCTACCTACTACAAAAAATAAAACACCTAATAAAATTAATATATAATTAGCTATATTCATTGCATGTCATCTATTTTATCTCTAAGATACTTAATATCTTCTTTAATTTCTTTTACATCTTCTTGTGTTGTCATAATAGTTGCACGTATCATTTTATCTTTCATATCAAATTCCATTTTAGTAACTTCTGGTTCTGGTGGGATTGGAAGTTCTTTTGCCTCAGCTATATCGGCTTGTAGTGTAAACCACATACCTACAAAGGCAAAAATTAAAACTGCTAAGCCTCCTAATGATTTTAGGCTTACTTCAAATTTAGAATCTTCTGATATTTCTTTCATTTTTTTGCGAATTTTTCAACTCCACTAATTCCAAAACATCCAAGAACTACCCACACAAAGGAGTCATATACAAACTTATTAATAACTAGGTCTTTGCCCACCCACCCTGTTACTAAATCAGCTATCATAATTAAGACCATAATAGCAAAAGCAACAAATCCAATTATAGATTTTTCGTTCCAATTATTATCGTCTTTAAATATGTTCATCATTTTTTCTTTTTTCCACCCCAGTATTCAACAGCAAAACCTTCTTTTACCAAAGTGTCATTAACATTAATAGGTAAATCTAAATCATCTGGATATATATGTAACACGCCTAAAACTCTTCCAAACTTACCTACGCTTTGACTTTCTACAACTAAATTACCCTTATTTAAAAGCTCTACTAATCTATCTTTAGATGCTAGTCCACGCTTTTTTTCTTCTAAGTCTCTAGTCCTAGATTCTGGAGTATCAATACCTGCTAATCTAATTCTTTTTTTTATGGTTACATCAAACCCTAAATCTATATTAGCATCTATTGTGTCTCCGTCAATAACTCTTGCTACCTCTGCTTTGTAAGTATACATTAGTCGTATTGCTGAGTAAACATATCTCTTTTTACAGAACCTCCTTTTTTATACTTATATTTCATCTTTCCACCGCCCATCATTTTTTTCTTTCCTTTTTTTACTCGCATTCCTTTCTTACCTAAAAGTTTTCCTGCTAGCATTCCCACTGGTCCTAACATGCCAGCACCTGCAGCACCTTTAACAGCGCCACCAATTTTGCCCATAATATCTTTAAAAGCCATAATTAATTTATTTTATATTTAATACTACCTCCTTCGATGTAAACACCTTCTGGTTTTCTTATTACTTGCCCTTGTAAATTATATAGTAAATTATTAGATATTGATTTATCTAGTATTTCCTCAAGCGAACTGTTACAAGGCAAGCCAGTATCGCAATCTATATATTCTGTATTGATTTCCATTATTGTGTCAACAACAAATATCTCAACATATTCTATAACATCTATAAACAATGTGTCTAAAACATCAGCATACACAGTGTCTGTAACATATATGTATTCTGTTTCTATAATTGTTTCGTATTCTATTATTGTGTCTGTTTCATATATGTATTCATACTCAATTACAGGTATTTCCACATATACAGTATCACACTCTTCGGCTGGCGGAGAACACTCTTCAGCTTCTGTAGGAACAGCATCGTCCTCATCCGCGCCATTGACGCAATCGTCCCATCCATCGTTAAGATACATTAACCCACCCTCTCCATTAGGAACACATCCATTAGGAGAATACTGAGTCCAATTAGCTGGGTCGTCCCCACAATAAAATCCATTTTGAGCTGCACAGTCTAAGCACAACTGTTGAAAGTCGTAGCCTTGGCCAAAAGCAAAAGAGGATATAGTAATTAATATAGATATTAGCTTCTTCATATTACAAAAATAAATAATTTATACCAACCTTAAATTCATAGACAGGTTTCATCCAATATCTTTGATGAACACCCTCCATAAAAAGTCCCAAGCTTTTAGTCAATCTAACCCCCATAACAAGACCAGCGTCCCATTCTATTACGGCTGGTATAGGGTCGTCCTCCCACTGGGGTAGCGTGTAGTCAAAACTGTAGTCGTCAAGACCTACGTGGTAAGGAAGAATATTCATCCAGCCGTGTAACCACCATTCTGGAGTCCACTTGTAATATGCAACTCCTAGTGTTACTGATAATTCTTTTTGTAATCCTAGTTTTTCTAGTTCACTATCATTAAAATCGTCTATCGCATTACCAAAATGGTACTGCATAAACTCTCCTGTTGTATGCGCCACCTGCACAGAGTCTCCACTGCTTATGTCAAACCAATCATAATTTACATAATTACCCTGCATCCATTGTTCACTTACATAACCAAAATCTTCAGCTATTGCTGTAAATGGTGTTACAGCTGGGTTCCAAAATTCATATATTGGCAAAAAACCGTATGCTGGGTGTATTCTAAATGCACCACCTATAGTAAAATCCCAATTTCCCACGTTTTTACGCCATTTAAGCTCAGATAACACATATTTTAAGTCTACCCTTTGATTGTCTACAAACTGCGCTTTAAAAACATACAAATCACTCAAATAACGTAAGAAGAAATCCTGATTTATGTATTGTTCTCCCCTATCTCGAACTAAAGATATGTTTGCTAAATACTCAAACCCCTTAGCATTACCTATAGGAGCTTTATTTGACATTGTAGACTCAGTTCCGTCATAAAAAGACTTAATTTTGCCCTCATAATCAAAACGAGCTACCTTTCTCCAGCCCAATGTTACATTATAGTCGTAAGCATGCACTTCTGTAATATCTAATAACTCTTTGTTTTCTATTTTAAACATGCCATCCTCTAGAGTAGAAGAACCCATTGTAGAAGAGGCATAAAAAGTAGAATACTTAAAAAAATTTTGAGAACTACACATGGTAGTTAATAATACAAAAAATAATAATATCTTTTTCATCATACAAATATACAAATTTAAATTTTTACTGATATATACTGATATTTTCTTTGCAAATAATAATACATATTAGACCATCTGCGTTTAAAAAGTTTATTAAAAAACAAAACATCAACTATAGCGGGTCCTGCATGTTCGCTTTTAAAAATTAAAACTTCATATATTTTACCTTTAAAAGTTCCCTTTGAATGAAGAGAACTTGCGCTTCCAAATCTTGATTGTCCACCTATAGTTATACTTGGATGATGTGAACTAGCAGAAGTAAATTGCAAAGTTATGTCTTGACCCCCTTGTTTTCCTAAACCCGAAGGACCAGATACAGTTCCTCCTGGCACTCCACTTTTTGAATAAAAAGGGCTAGGAAATAATGAAGGATTATGACTATATTCTCCAAATTGATGATGAGTTCCGTCTGCCTGCAAAGAAACATGCCTACTATCTGGTGAATTATTATTAAAATGTTCATATGCATTAAATACGTGATAATGAAAATTTGTATCATCTCCATCATTATATTTAACATATCTTGACCTTTCTCCAGACACTTGATTACCATCTATCATTTCTAAAACTGCCCCATAGCTTGCATTTGGGTCAAAACAAAAAGCCATATGTTGATTTGGAGTGTCAACAGTAAAATCATTAGATGTCAAAAACATAACATCTTGTCGTGTTAAAACCGAAGGGTTTTCTCTTTGACACACAAAATACATGCAAAAACTATTTAAATCTAATTCTGTTGTAGATAAATCTGAACCATTTACAGCTGCACCCACTTGTTTTGTTATTTCTAAAAATTGGTCTCCATCAAATGAAGCATAAGATGGCGTTCCGTCTCCTGGGTCAACAAAAACGGGGCATTTAGAACTGCTTGTTACTTGTGCAGCATATTTTCCAAGAGCCTTTTCTCCTGCGCTTGCCATACCCGCATTAGAACTAGAAGTTTCATAAGATTTATTATGTGCTATCATAATTGCTTCACCATTAGAGGGAGCAGAGGAGCCACCTGAAGAAAAACTTCTTAAAGAACTTGCGTCTGTAAAGTCTATCCATAATAATAAGTCAGGGTTTGTAGCCCTATCTTCTGTTATATATTGAGCTTCTATTTCTAAAGGATTTAAAAACCTTCTGCCGCGATTATAATTAATACGCGTAATCATATAATTTTAGGAATTAAATAAGCAACTGCCCTTACATAAGTACCTAGTTTAACAAAATTCCATCTACCATACAATATAACGCCTTCTACTATATTATCTCCTGCTACAAAAGGTCCAGCATTATGATTGTCGTCATCAGCATCTATACAGTCTTCTATTAAAGCTGTGGTTTGTGCAGTTATGGCTGGAAAAACTAATGCTCTTTTAGAACCCGCAACATCTGGGGATTGTGCTGTTAAATTTACTATAGCACCAGTGCTGTCTTTTAGTTTTATTGTTCTGTTGTGGTCATTTTTTTCTACAACAGTATAAACGCGAGTAGAAGTGGTGGGGTGAAAATCAGTGCTATCTATTGTAGAAGTTATTAACCCTATGCCAGAATCTGATTGACCTCTTTTAAAATAATTACATGTATGGCCTGGTCTTATAAATTTCCAATCCAAACTATTGTTAATTTGAATAGTGTCATCTGTAGAATTTATATTCTCTCCATTAAATTGCAAAACCATAGAGCCACCAGAATGTGTGCCCCAATATAAAGGATTTATGTCATTTGTTACTAAATATTGAAATGAGTTATCTGTAGATGAAGATTCTCTATTGCTTAATATATGTATTGCTCCTATAAGATATTTGCTAGAACCAATTAAAGATAATTGTTCAGCAGAATCTAATGTCACCGACCCATATTGACCCAGCGAAAACTTGGATAGGTCATCTATGTTCATAAATTAAAATGTTTGAGCAGTAGCTGCTTTTAAATATATAATAGCTGAACCATTACCAGTAACAGATATTTTTTTCCATCTTCCTTCAAACAATGTTCCCGAAGGCAAGTCTAAAGAAGTAGAAAGAACATCTCCTATTTCTGCTCCAGCACCAAATCTTGTTACGTGGTCATCAAAAGCAGGCCAAGAGCCGCCATTGGGAGCAAGTGTTCCAAAATAAGCTGTTGAACAAGGTATTAATACATCAATTTCAACATCACTTTCATTACCTCCAGCAGTAGCAGTAGAACCTAAAGGCATAATACCTACTATTTCAAACTTAGGAGCTAATTCTAAAGTATCATCATCTACTAGTGAATGTTTTATTCCATTTACAAATGTAACAGAATTAGTTGCAGAAGATGCTACAGTACCCAAAGCCTCACCTGTTAGTCCACTTATCACTTTATCACCAGCAGAAAAACCTGTTGCGTCCGTACCGTCTACAACAACTGTTTTTGTTCCAGCATTATGCGCTCCATTAACATCTATTCCCACAACAGCAGCAACACCCCTAAGGTCCAGTGTGCCGTTAGGAGCTAAAATTAACGAAGCATCGTATAAACTTGTTTTATGTATAGGCATATCTTATAGTTTTATGGTCTTCCTGGTTTTCCTCCTTTTCCTTTTTTTGGTGGTGGCGTTGTTTTTTTAGGAGAACCTTTTGGCGTCATAACCTTAACATTTTTACTTTTAGTAAATTTTTTACTTTTATATTTTGACTTAGGTCTAGC